AAGATAAATAAAAAAAGGCACTTCGATTAAAAAGTGCCTTCTCAGTAGTAGGTTGTATACTATTACGCTACAGTAACTGCACTAACAGCCTGAGGAACAGTAATAACTTGAGCCACATTAGTCCAAGAGCTTTGTCTTGCTTCAATAAGAGCATTTTGAATAGCAGTACGCATGCTATAAGCAACTTGAGCGGCATGAGTTAATGTAATCACTTTACCTCCATTATAAGTAATAGTAGTTGTAGTAGCAGTAGCTGTGTTATTTGTAGCTCCTGTACCAGCAGCAACTAAAATAACATCATTTACTGGAACTAACTGATTTGGTTGACTAGTAACCGGGATACTTAAAAACTTTTCCATGTCTAAAAAATTAATGGGTTTATAAAGTACAAATATACTAATTATTGGAAATCTTTTCTTCCAAGAACTTGTACAACTCTAATCCTTCATTAGACTGTAAGAATGAAGCCAACACATAGATATGATCCTCTCCAAACGGAACAGTCAATAAACGCTTCTTATTATCTTTTAAGTTGTAGTATATGTCCTTGCCATTTCTGAATGTCAAGTATCCTTCTGAGATGGCTTTGAATGCAATATTATTAATTGATAAAGACGGATCATCTAATACCTCCATAAAATCTTGAGGATAACGTTTAGCGAATAACATCATATCACGTTTAATCTCAGCTGAACTCATAGTGTCAACATTTCCATTCAATACCAATCTAGCAATTGCTTCTAATTTATTAAAGTCATTTTGAGTTAACTCACGAACTGCAATTAATGCATCAATCTCAGATACCAAGTATTCAACATCTTCTTGAGCATCTCTCTCTGAATCAAATTCATAGAACTCAGTTCCATTACCTGGGTGGTAATGTAAGAACTCCTGAAGTACTGGATTTGTTTTTGGAACTATCAAAACACCATCTTCAAAAACGATTGGTTCTAAGATAGCATTTGCATCTTGTTCGTGTTCAAATGGACTCTTTTGATTTCTTGCATATCTTAATGTAAGATTGACTCCTTCTTCTTCATCGAAGTAAAGTAATCTTTTTCGCTTTGTATCGCGAGATAAGATAAAATAAGTTAATGGGGCTGAATCACCTTTTAAAAGATAGGTGCGATCTTTTGATTCTAGTTTTACTCTTTTCATTTGATATAATTTAATTTACAATAAAAAATAGAGAGGAGCCGAAACCCCTCTCTGATTTGTTCTTCTTATTTGAAGATGAAGAAGTTGTTAGCTCCTAATGTACAAAGCGCACGCTCTGACAAGAAGTTAACCTCCATTGCATCTAGGTCACTTGTTTGTGCACCACCTGCTGATCCTGTCATCCATGTTTTGTAACGACGGTTTTCAGATTCAGAAGCACGGTAACGAACGTGTAAGAATGGACGTTTCGCGTTTTTACCAAGAACTTGGTCATAAACGTTCATTGTTCCAGCAGGAACTAAAACACCATTTACAGCTCCACCAACGATACCACCACGAAGTGTAGCGTCGTTCAAGTATTTCCAGTCTGTTTTGTAGAAGTCATATCCACGACGGAAGCTAGTGAAACCTAAGTTCAATGCCATTTGCTCATCGTTATCAAACAATCCGTAAGACGTACCACCTGCTCCGTAAGAGTTTTGTGCAGCCAACATATCGTCGATGTCGAAAGAGAACTGACGGTTGATGAACAATGTGTTCTCAGCGATAGCTCCTTGTTTGTCTAAACGTTGTACGATTGTATCGAAGTCAGACAATGCAGATGGAATACCACCAGACCAAACGTTTCCACGGTTTTCAATTTCGTAGAATAAACCTTTAGTACCAGCAGCAGTTGAACCAGCAGTACCACCAGCAAACGTTGTTGAAGTTGCAGGAGATAAGTAAGCTAATGCATCAGATGCTGTTTCAGCAGGAACACCTTCTACCATTGCCATCTCTAAGTAATCTTCAAAACGTAAACGAGTTTCGTGCTCAGACTTCATATACCAAAGATATCCTGTAGCTCCGTTCTCAGTTGTTACCTCAACCCATCCGATTTGCGCCATATCAGATCCTGATACAGTATACTTGTCTTTGATGATGATTGGTTTAACGTCGAAGAATACATCTTGAGCTTCCAAAGAACCTTGCATTCCAACTGTACCTTTTTGGAACTCAGATCCATAAACGAATGCTGTTACAAGTTCAGTTGTAATTGTAAACGGAGAACCTGCAGCATTGTAAAACTTAACTGTAAATGTAGAACCATCCGCTGCAACTGCACTAATGACAGCTTTACCTGAATTAGCAGATACAGTTTGAGATGATAAAAATACAGTTTGGTTTACTCTGAAGTTACAAAGAGTTGCCGGAGACGTTGTTGGCATTGTAAAAGTCGCAGTGTCTGATCCAGCCGCAGAGGATGGAATAACATTTGTGTACTTTGTATGCAAACGACCTTGCTCTGCCCATTTGATTAAGTCAGAGTTTGTAGGAAGCTCAGCACCAACCATACGCAAGAAAGATGCGATTGAACGGTTACCGTAACGCTCGAATTCCTGCTCGTAAGTGTCAGGAAGAAATTGATTTAAGAAGTTGAAATCCGTGATGTAATTATCCGGAATAGCAACTTTTTGTGCACTTGGAGTTAAACTTACTCCAGGAGTGCCTGCTAAAATACCAGCCATTTTTTCTAATTTTTGTTTTTACTTTTAATAACTAATCTGTTACCAAAACCACTTGGTTCGGATGCTCTAACCTGTAGACCCTCAGCTTTGTTAGTTACTTGGGGTGCTTGTCGAACCATGTCAATATTCTTTGATTCTTTAGCAATCCCATCAACCGCCTCTGCTTTGCCTTTCTCATAGAAAAACTTAGCAAATTTCTCAGGGTTTGAGGCCACAGCAATCGCTCTATGGAATACTTCCGCATCTTTCAAGTAACCTTCTTCATTTAAGAACTTATTTACAAAGTTCGATAAGTTAGATTGTTCTTGAATCAAAGACTTGGCATCTGCTGGTGTGTAAACAACTTTCTTATTCTCATCAATGTTGAATCCGAAACCTTCGAATTTATCAGAGAATAACTCATTTGTTTTGTCAGCAAAATACTTCGACTTCTTTGCTTGGTCTTCCTGGATTTCAGCTCCAGACTCTATTTGTTTCTTGTAAGCAGAGTATGCATCTCTTTCTTCTTGTGGAACAAAGGTCTCCCTTGACTCAAGCGGAACCTTGTACTGATCCTTCAGTTGATTAAAATACTCCTTAGCTTTAGCAAGCTCTTTTTTCTTTGCTACTTGTTTTTTCTTGATTTCCTTTTCGTCATCAAAATCTTCATCGTAACCAAACCTAGTCTCTAACTCAAACTTTACATCATCTAAGTCTAATCCTTTGTTTTGTTCTCGATTATATTCAAGAAGCAAAGTATCCTGATCCATGGTGTTGTAGTCTCTATTCAAATTGATAAAGTCTTCAATACCACGTCCAGTTTCTTTCTTGTATTTAAGGAATGCAGAAACATCCTCAGGTAGATCTTCATTAGCAGAACGTTGCTCAGCTAAATCATCTAAAGAGTTAATCTCTCTATTCCATCTCTTACCTAGGTAAGATACAACACTAGATTCGTCTAATTCAACCGGCTCGTTTGCCGGAGGTGTGTCTATAGGTGCATCTGTTGGCGTTTCAACATTTGAAAGATCAATTACTGGAGTTTGCTCCGATTGCTCTTCATGCGCCTTTAATAATTCTGTCTCTTTTTCTGCTAGCGACTTCTCTTCGTAGTCAACTGTTCTTACTGTAAATTCACTCATTATAATTAGATTTAATTGTTACAAAGTTAAGTATTATTTACTTACGTCTATTTTGGTCCAAAAGACTCTAAGTCAAATCCATCAAGACTATCCTCAGTACTCTCGAAATTCTTAGGAGGTAAATTGTTTTGTCTTTGATTAATTAACTCAGATTGGCGTGTAGCTTGCAAGTCAACTCGTTTATCTTTTGCCTTCTCTTTATCCATATCTCTTTCCTTGATAACCTGACCTTCCATGCCTTTTAATTGCATGTTGTATTGGAACTCTACATCCATTAATTGACGCTTAAGTTCAACTTCTGCCTGCATCTCTTGAATTCTATATTGAGCTTCAGCTTGTTTAAGTTGGATCTTAGATTGAGCTTCCAATTGGATAAGTTGTGCTTTCTGTTCAGACGCAGCCTGTTGAGATTGGATGTTCGATTGCATTTGCATTTGGAACTCCATCTCTTTTTGTTTCTGCTGTTGTTCCATTCGACGCTTACGTTTAACTTTAAGCATCTCGTTAGCCAACTTGATATTATTGATCATTCGAATGTCAATCGCATCCTCTAGGTCAATCGTTTGTTGTTGAAGTGATATCTGAATATTTGCCTCAAGCTGAGCTCTTTGTTCCTCATCTGGAGCAAGGTCAATAAAGATACCAAAGTCATGTAGGTATAAGTCTTTAATGTCGTTTAATATAGCCACATTATACTTACCAATCTGCATAGCAAACTCTTCAGCAAAGTCAGAGTATTCTAATACGTCAGCGATACGAACTGATAAACAATCAGCTAATCGTTTAGTAGTGTATAATCCTGACTCAAGGATATGTCTAGTTGCTGTGTTTGAATTTAATGCAGCTAATTTTTGAACACCAAC